TGGCGCGCTTTGATACGAACTGGTACGGATCAGGGGCAGGGGGACGGTGGCGAGCGACCCGAACATCGCCTGCCACGCCTGACCGACCAGAACGACCAGATCGTGGAACTCCTCCAGCACGGCCTACGGCACGCCCCCTCACCGATCCCTGCCGCAGTCAGCACCTCAACCCTACCCCACCCGTACCGAAAAAGAACACCGGGGCGCCACGGGTGTTTAGACTTGGTTATGGCTGGAAGGATGCCGCTGATGGCCCAGCAAGAACTGAAGGCCGTCGCCCGCGCCGCCGACGCTATCGACGCAGCCCGCGAACGGCTCAGAGACGCAGCCCACGCTGCGAACAAATCCGGTGAGTCCGTCCGGGACATCGCCAGCTACGCGCGAGCCAGCCCGACGAAGATCCAGAAGCTCCTCCAGGAAGCCCGCCGGCTCGAGGAAGAGCGCGGGCCGGGCGCGTAGCCCGTCCGAGACCGTCGAGTCCACGAAGGAGGCGGCGCCCGACCCGCCCCCGGAGCGTATCCCCCAACTGGGGTAGGCGGGTGAGGGTGGCTGATCGGTACCTTGGCGCGCGTCGAGTCCACCAAGAAGGAGCACCTCCATGTCCCGTCTCTTCGCTTTTGCTTTGCTGTGCCTCGTCTGCACGGTCACGGCGGCCACCGCGTCCGCTGCCCAGCGTCCCACCGGCTACTGGGTTACGCCCCGTGCTGTCTCGGCGAACCTCGAGAACCGGTACGACTCCGCGTTCTGCAGCGGCCTGCGCAAGTACGGAACCGCGTCACTGCGAACGTCTGAGTACTCGTGGGACGCCGGGTTCTGGCGGTTCGAGTGCTCGTACCACACACCGTCCGCGTCCTGTTACGGCGGCCAGTTCGAGACCGACACGGGAGCCAAGGCCCGTCAGTGGTACGTCCGTATGCTGGCGCCCGGTCGCTGCTACTCGATCTAGCCGGCGCCGTTGTCGCGTTTCTTCGCGAACGCGAGCCGTTCCCTCGAGTAGACGACGCCGCCGGTGAACAGCGCGACGATCACGCTGATCAGGAACTCGGCGAGCCCGTCGACGTTCAGGAGGTCGAACGCGCCAACGGCGAGCACTGAGCCGAAGAACGCGGCCGCCCCGGCCCACAGGCTGACCTCGCGCGCTTTGTTCATCCGGACCAGTCCGCTTTCCAAGAGCGATTGTCGCAGTGGATGAATCCTGAGCGGTCGTAGCGGCCGACGCCGCCCTGCCCTTTGTTTTTGGTTGTGCGGATCCGGCGTGCTTCGGCGGCCCACGCCATCGGTGTCCCGGACTGGAACCGGAGGTCGGCGGCGACGGATTCGAAGTTGTCCTCGTAAATGTGCTGCGACTGGCGGGCGCCGCCGATGCTGGCGTTGTAGAGCTGGTGCCGGTACCCGGACAGGATCAGGCACGGCCCGAACTTCGCGCGGAGCGGCTCGAGGAACACCTCGACGAGCTTCACCATGCCGGGCCGGGCGACGATCGGCGGCCATGATCCGTCGTGGCAGCAGAACTCGGACGCTTTGAAGTGCTCGCCGAGGACGTTGGTGTCGCCTTGCGCCCAGAACGTTTTCCGTTGGGTTTGGAGCTTCGCCCAGCCGGGAGCTCCATGCAGGGGGACGCTGACGCTCGGCATCAGGGGCTGATCTTCAGGGTGCCGCTGTCGTTCCAGACAGCGTTCGACACACCAGGGTCGGTGGTTGGGAGCCCGTACAGTTTGATGTAGCCGCCGACGGCTCGGAGGAAGACTTCGCCCTGGGCTACGGCGTGGAAGTCTCGGTCGGTGTTGATGTAGCAGTCCCGGTCGGTCTCGATGTTGGCGTCGCGGGCGGCGGCCCAGAGGATGTCGTTCCCGGCGATCGCGGTGACGTCACCGGCGACCGCGTTGAGCGCGATGTCTCCGGTGTCGGCGACCAGCCGGAACGCTGTTGTGTCGCCGCCGAGGGTGTCTTCGGTCTCGATACGCAACGTGCCGCCGACGTTGTCGATGTCGAACTGGATCCCGTCGCCGCCGGGGATCGGGTCCGGGCCGCCCTTGCGGTGGGTGAGGCCATGCATGCGGGGGTGCGGCGCCGGCATTAGGGGTCGGTGTCCTCGTCGAACGGGTTCGTCGTGTAATGCGCCCTGGGCGACACGTCCAACGCGAGCTCGACGATCGGCAAACCCGGCGATCCTGGGCGGCCGGCGTAGTGCAAGCCTTCGACGTAGAAGTCGGTGTCGAAGCCGCCACCGCCAGGGTGCGTGGTCTGCAGGGTGAGGAGGTCGCTGATCTCGCATTTGACCATGTGGTTCCAGAGAGCTTCGCCGTGCGGGTCATCCGGGCGGCGTGACTTGAACACCATCCGCGAGATCCTGGGTGCGGGATCCTTGTAGTTGTCGACGTAGTACGTGGCGAACTTCTTCGTCTCCTCCAATGCGTCTGTGCCGGCGGCGGTGCCGACGATCGTCTGGAGGTTGTCGAACGTCAACGCGCGTAAGCCGTAGGCGGCGATCGAGGTGGGGTCGGTGACGAGCTGCCCCGGGACATCGTCGACCTCCGGATCAAGGGGCCGCCACGAGAGGCCGGAGCCGATGCCTTGCGGTGTTGCGGTGCAGGAGTTGTAGAGGTTGTCCTGGCCGGATGACCATTCGAGCTCGCTGACGGGGACGACGTCGGGGTCGAGGCTGGTGGCGGAGGGGTCGCCGACGGTGCGCCGGTTGATCTCGTACTCCGCCACCGTCGGCCTGAACCGGGCCTGGCGTCCGCGGAACGTCACCGCGCCCTCCTTCGAACACCAGAAGTTTCCGACACCCGGGAACTCCGCATCGACAGCATCCCAGAGCGCGTCAAGCGCGCTGGTGCCGGGGCTGTACGACTTCGGGCCCACGCGGACGTTGCCGGTGAACGTGTCGGTGAGCGAGACGGGCCAGCCGACGTCGCCGAGGATCGCGTCGATCCGGTCCTTCACCGGGCCTTCGGTCTCCCCGTACAGCACGTTCCCCGCGGCCATCTCCGCGAGGGCTTCGGCTTCGGGGGTGCCGGTATAGGGGGGAAGCACACCGTCGACGCCGACGCGGAGCTCGGCGCGGGCGAGGATCGCGAACCCGTCCACCAACTGCAGCTCGAGCTCCATGTACTGCTCCGTCGGGTCCAGCCTGTAGTGCCACGACTCGATGAAGCCGCGGAACAGCGTCGACCACTCGGCGGTGACGGGGTTCTGGAGGGCTATGGCTGCTTGTTTCCCGGGGAGGATCTTGCCGTGGTAGGGGCTCGTAGTGTTGGTGGGGTCGAAGACACCGGCCCGGTCAACGAGCCTGACGCTCGCCGTCCCGACGTCGGTTTTCGAGAACTCGTTCGGGCGGCCTCGGTCGATCGTCCAGTCCCTGACCCGCACCCCGGTGAGGGTGTCGACGGTTGTCCACTCGGGGTTCTCGGCCAAGGCGACGTCGTCGAACGCGACCGAGAAGAACCCTTCCACCGCCAGGACCGGCGACGTCTCGAGGAGGATGAGCCCCGTCCCCGATTCGAGCGTGACCCGCCCTGTTGTTTCGAGGCGGAGATAATCGGCCATTTAGAGGCGTCCGTAGATGCGGAGCTGGGAGCCGGTAGCGAGGTTGCTCGCGTGGAACAACTGGACGCGGGTGACCGCAGCGGTGTTGTTCCAGAACCCGCCCCCACGGAAAGCGGTGTTCCAGGTGGTCGCGGTGTTCGCCACCAGTTGACACTCGAACTGGATCGCTTTCAGCCAGGTCGTGGACGCGTAGCCGGGTACCGTCACCTGGATCGTCGAGAAGCCGTTCGCGAGCGCCGCCGTTGAGCCCGGAGCCTGCCCCGTGAACAGAGATACAGCCGCGAGGTCCTCGGCGGCGGTGGCGCCGCTCCCGGTTCCCTGTATCCACTGGTTGTAGTAGTTGCTGCTGCTGATGTTGTTGAACCGCAGACTCACCGAAACCACGCTTGATGCGGCTACGCCTCTGACGATCGCGACGAGGATCAGGTCGTTGTAGCTGCCGCTGATGCCGGACACGTCGAACGTGCCGGCGCTCGACAGCGTCGTTGTCGAGAGCAGCGTCCACGCGCCGCCGCCGCCGGCCGCCGCCCACTTCACCCCCAATGTTTGTGCGCTGTCCGCTGTGAGGACCTGCCCGTCCGACCCGACCGGCAGCCGCCCACCCGTATCCGCGGCGGACGCGACAGCAAGGTCGCCTTTTGCGTCCCACAATGTGTCGGCGACCATCCCGCCGCCCGGCAACGCAGCCCACTTCACCCCGAGTGTCTGCGTCGAGTCGGCGGTGAGGACCTGGCTGTTCGACCCGACGGGGAGCCGGCCGACGACATCGTTCGCGGACGCGGCGAACAGGTCGCCTTTCGCGTTCGCGTCAACGTGCAGGATCGCGGTCTTAGGAACCCACTTCGACGCGCTCGAATCCCACACCAACGCCTGCTCGTCCGATGGTGACGGGACATCGACGTCGCTGAGCGTGTCCAACGGGACAGCGCCGAGCTTCGCCGCCGTGATCCCGGCGTCCTTGACCCGGAGGCTGTCGCTGCTGATCTCCAGGGTGGTCCCGTCGACGTTCACGGCCAGCACGTCCGAAGCCTCTGAGAGGCCCGCTCCCGCGACCGCCGCGGCCAACCCGGGGTTGGGGTAGCTGCCGTCCAACGCGCCGCCTGCAGCGCCCGACGGGGCCGCGCTTCCGGACGGGGCCGCCCACTTCACACCTGTCGCTTGACTCGAGTCCGCGGTGAGGACGTCGCCGTTCGACCCGACCGCCAACCGGGCCGCCGTATCCGCGGCGGACGCTGCGATCAGATCGCCTTTTGCGTCCAACAGCGTCGGCGGGATCGCCGAGACAGCCGCTGAGATCGACGTTTTGAGGTTGGCGCCGGTGATCTTCTTGTTCGCGCCGCTCGACGCCAACACGAGCTCGTCGGTGTCACCCAACGACGTCGTCGGTGTCAGCGCGCTGATCTTCGTGTCCGACAAATGTCCCCCTTATGTCCTCAGTCCGGACGTCTGTCTCGCGGTGCGGTTGCCGTTGCGGGCCTGCTGCGTCGTGACGGCACGGCCGACCTCGCGGCCGTCGATGTTGACGTGGACGTGCAGGGGGCGTATCTCGGCGCCTGCGATGTTCGCGCCCAACACCCGCCGGCCCGCGCCGCTGAGGCCGGTGCCGGCGGCGAGGATGTTCGTGAGCTTCGCCGACGACACCTGCACCAACCCAGCCAACGGGTCGGTCTTGCTCTTGTTCAGGTCGGCGATCTTCTGGCGGGTCTCCCACAGCTGCCGGACGAGCTCGAGGGTGCGGCCCTCCTGCCCGATACGGGCGACGAGCACCGCCTCGAGCTTCCGATAAGCCTGCACGTCGTCCTTCACGGTCTTCGTCGCCTCGGCGCGCTCGATCGCGAAGTCGAGCCAACCCATCTGTGTGTCTATCGCTTGCTTGCGAAGATCGTCGGCGAGTTGTTTCCGCTCCGCCGCGTTCTTCGCGACCGCGTCCGCGCGTTGTTGCTGCACGTTGAACAGCTGCGTCTCCAGTTCGAGGGTTTTTCCTTGGATCCTGATCTGCGCCCGGATTGCGGCCTCCTGATCCGCATACGCTTTCAGGTCGTCCTTAATCGTCTTGGTTGTTTCGGCCCGGGCGAGGGCGAGGTCAAGCCACCCGAACGACTCCTCGACCGCGGCGCGTCTCGCCTCCTCGAGAGCGTCAGCGGCCTCTTTAGCGTCGTCGGCGATCTTCTGGGCGATGTCAGCTTGGTCGCTGCGGATCGTCCGGGCAATGTCCTTGACCTGCGCTTCGAGGGTCAGCTTCCGGGTGATGTCCTTCGTGATCGCGAGCCGGGCCGTGACCTGACCGCTGATCACGCGGAGCCGGTCGATCTGGCCTTTCAGGGTGCTGATGTCCTGGACGTCTACGAGTTCGCGGCCGATCATCGCGTCGAACCAGCGGTTTCTCAGTGTCCGCGACGCGCCCGGCCGCAGCACAGCTGCGGCGCCGCTGCCGGGCGGCCGGGCGTTGCCACCCAGTGAAGAGGGGGCGGCGCGTGGCCCGACAAGGCCGGGAGGTACGCCGCCGCCGCCTTTCCGGCCGAAGCGGCCCGAGTCGATGCCGGGGAGTTTCTGGATCACGTTCCAGACCGGGCCGAACGCCGAGCCGAGCTCGTGCCAGGTACCGACGAAGTCTTTGACGATGCCGCCGGCGCCGTGGAACGCCAGCCCGAGTCCGTGAACCGAGGCGGCCCAGTCGTCGATGATCTTCTTCTTGTTCTCTGGGTTCTCTAGCCACGCGTTGAACCGTTTGGTCAGCTTCAGGATCTCCGGGCTGAGCGTGATCGCGAGCTCGCCGGCCAAACCGCTGAGGTTGCCTCGCAGAATGTCGAGCTGGCCGGCAAGTGTTTTCCCGTATGCCTGTGCGGCTCCTCCGGCGGCCCTGCGAACCCCCTCGAGCAGCAACTTCTGCGCTTCGAGGACACGGCCGGTGCTTACGAGCTGCCGGACTGTCCTCTCCTGCGCGCTCGTAAATGAGACTCCGGCGCGGCGGAGAGCGGTCACGCCGCGGACCGGGTTCTGTAGCGCCT